GTTACTATCTTAAATGAGATAAGACCAATACTCTTTAAAAATGGTTTAACATTTACTCATTTATTTGAAGGTGATTATATAGTACTAGTATTGATTCATTTTAAAAGTGGTGAAACTATAGTAAGCAAAAGAAAACTTAATCTAGATGTAGATCTTAAGAGCCAAAATGCATTACAAGTAGAAGGTAGTAGCATTACCTATAATAGACGTTATACTCTTAGTAGTTTACTTGGTATAGTTACAGATGAAGATACTGATGGTGTAGTAGGTAGAAAATCATCTACATACAATAAACCAAAAGCAAAAGCAAAAGCAATCACTAAAACAAAAATTTCTAGAGATAAATTTGAAGAGGGTATAAAAGCTATAGAAAAATTAGAAGATACTACTAAAAGATCTCAAGCTATACAAAATGCTTTAAATAATTATATACTAGATGAATCTCAAAGAATGTTACTTAATGCCTTGAAAGATGTTTAAAATAAGATGTAGTAGTATTGGTAAAATTATGGGTAATCCTAGATCTAAAGTAGATAGAGAATTAGGATTACTTACTAAAGATGCCCAAAGTGTAGTTATAGATCAAATAGCTAAAGATCTTTATAATTTTAAAGAAGAGATAAGTAGTAAGTATCTAACTAAAGGTAATAGAAATGAAAGCGAGGCTATATTATTACTATCTAGAGTTTTAGGTGAGTTTACTCTATTTAAAAATACTAAAAGATTTGAAGATGATTTTATGAGTGGAGAGCCTGATATAATTACTAAAGATGCTATAATAGATGTAAAGAATAGCTACAATGGTAAAACATTTACTAAAGTAGCTTTACAAGATGATCTAGATAATAAGATGTATTATTATCAAATTCAAGGATATATGCATCTATTAAAAAAGAAAAAAGGTTATATAGCATATTGTTTAACTAATTGTGATGATGATCTAATACAAAGAGAAATCAATAACAATATTTATAACTTAAATGAATCTATAAAATCCATAAGTGATGAAGATTATACTATTATAGAGAATAGAGTAAAAAGTACTCTTACTTATGATGATATAGATGATGAGGCTAAAGTAAAGATATTTCAAGTAGATTATGATCCTAAAGTAATTGAAGAGATACAAGAGAGAGTAGTTAAATGTAGAGAGTTTTATGATCAAAGTGTTTATAAATTAATCAATAATAAAATAAAAAATGAAGTTACAAGGTAAACTATTAAAAAAAGATGAGAGTGCTAAAATTTATAGCGAAAAGTTTAGAAAGAGAGAGTTTGTATTAGAAACTAATGAAACTTACCCACAGACAATTTTAATTACTTTAATTAATGATGGGTGTGATCTTATAGATGATTTTAATGTAGATGATAGTATTGAGGTTAGTATTAATATTAGAGGTAAAGAGTGGACAAACCCTACTACTAATGATGTTAGATATTTTAATACTATACAAGGTTGGAGTATTAACAAAATAGAAGAGAGTGATACATCTTTAAAAAAAGAAGATTATGAAGAGGTTACTAAATCTCCTGTAGAGAGTGAAGATGATTTACCATTTTAAAAATTAAGATATGAATGCAAAAGATTTAAAAAACTTGAGAAGTAGATCTCAAAAGATTATCAAAGATCATATAGAAAAATATGATAAAACAGAGAGTGGATTCGCCAAAGAGTGTGGTATACATCCAGCTCAATTACTTCTATATATGAGAAGTGAAAGAGGTTTAACAGTAGATAGTTTAATGAAAGTAGGTGATATAATTTGTGATTATGAAAAAAACTAAATACTTTTTACAAGTTTTATTAGGTTTGTTTATTATGCCTATTTTAATATTCTTATTTATGTTAGATAGAGTATGTTTAGCTTTTTTACCTCACGTTAAAGGCTATACTATACAAGATACTTTTAAAGATGTAAAGTTATTTGTTCCATCTCTATATAGAGTGATATTATTTGTTTTAATATACTTTCTATACAAGTTTGTTATATTTGTTTTAACTTTGTAATAGATAAGCAAGGGAGTTATATAAAATAACTTTCTATGAGTAAAAATGTAACACAAAGTAACACTATTAAAAAAAGGCTCTTTCTAGAGGCTCTAGAGAAATCATTGGGAGTGGTGGCTCCTGCTTGTAAAAGTGTAGGGATCTCTAGAACTACTTTCTATAGATGGTTACAAAGTGATAGAGAATTTAAGAATAGTGTAGAAGAGATTGATGAAGTAGCATTAGATACAGCTGAGAGTGAGTTATACTCTTTAATTAAACAAGGTGTATTCCCAGCTATTTGTTTCTATCTAAAAACTAGAGGTAAAAGGAGAGGATATGTAGAGAGAAGTGAGATAGATGTAAGTAGTAAGGCTCCTGATCTTAGTGAACTATCTACAAAAGAGATAAAAGATTTATTAGAGAGTGGTACTACAAAAGGAATTATTAATAATTGAGTTAAAGAAAGAATTAGCTAGAAGATCTTTTTGGGACTTTTGTCTCTACTATGATGAAGAGTTTTTTATTAAACGTGAATTTCTTAAAGAAGTTGCTATAGCTTTTGAAGATATTTATAATGGTAAGATCAATAGTTTAAGTGTATCAATGCCTCCTAGAGCAGGTAAATCTTACATCACTTCTTTATATTGTGCTTGGTTACTAGGTAAAGATCCTAAGTGTAGTGTAATGAGAAACACTTGTACAGCATCTCTATATCTTAAATTCTCTTATGATGTTAGAGCCATCTTTAAGAGTGATAAGTTTATGAGTATCTTCCCTATAAGACTATCTCAAGATAAGAGTAATCTAAATGGTTGGAATACTACTCAAGCTAAGATGGTTAGTTATTTTGGTGCAGGTGTTGGTGGTAGTATAATTGGCTTTGGTGCATCTAAAGTAGCTATAACAGATGATCTATATAGAGGCTTAGAAGATGCTTTAAGTGATACTATTAATGATAGAATACTACAATGGAAAGAGGCCACACACGATAGTAGGCTAGAGAGTGGTTGTGCTAGAATTGATATAGGTACTAGATGGAGTGTTAAAGATCTCATAGGTTTACAAATAGAGAATAAAGAGTATGATAAATCTATTATACTAAAAGCATTAACTAAAGAAGATAGATCTTTTTGTGAGGATGTAATGACTACTCAAGAATATCTAGATAAGAGAAAGAAAACAAGTAAAGAAGTATGGTTAGCAGAGTATCAACAAACGCCAATAGATCTAGAAGGTAGGCTATTTAACAAACTAAAAACAATATCTTTAAAAGAATATAATGAGATACATCATAAAAGTTTTGGCTGCTTAGGCTTTATAGATGTGGCTGATCAAGGTAAAGACTATCTAGCTATGGCTATAGGCTCTCTAATAGATGATAAATTATATATAGTAGATACTATATTTACTAAACAAAACACAGATCATACATTACCATTAGCATCTAGTATGCTTAATAAATATGATGTAAGATATTGTAGAGTAGAATCTAATAGTATGGGTGCTATGTTTAGCAGGATCTTACAAAAGCAAACTAAAACTAAAATCCTTCAAGTACATAACTCTACTAACAAGATCACTAGAATAATAATGCAAAGTGTCTTTATTCAAAATAATATGATCTTTGTAAAGAGAGATAATGATCCTAACTATATTCAATTTATGGATAATGTACTCTCATTTAGTAAGGAAGGAAAGAATAAAAATGATGATGCACCCGATTGTCTGGCAGGTCTTTCTCTATTTTCTCAATCAATGTTTAAAAAAGTTTTTTAGCTATAACACTATAAATCAATTAGTTACAAATTATATTAAAAAAAAGTTTAATTTTTTTCTCTTATATAGTTGTATATATAAATTTAATTTGTATATTTGAAGTGTTGAACAAATAAACATTATAAAAAAAACAAGTTATGAAAAAAGAAAAACAAATTATTAAAGAGAATTACAAGAAGTTTTTAATTAACACCGATAAAAGTAGTGAAGGAGTAAAAATGTGGTGGGCGTTTATTGATACTCAAGATAAAAATCTAGTAAAAGAAGTTGTAGAGAGTATGACAAAAATAGAGAGAAGATTGAGAGATTTTAAAGATGGTTTTTATTATAAAACTAAAATTAGAAAATTTGCTAATCTTAAGTATTGGACTGATGTAGAGCCTTATGAAGTAGTTAGAGTAATAAGTGATAAGACTGTAGAAGTTAGATTAATGGATACTATTCAAACTAAAAGACCTGAGGCATTTGTAGTAGGTGGATTTGCAGCTCATTGTATTGATAACCATAACCAAGATTATAAATATATCTCAAATGAGAAAAATCCTATTAAAAGAATAAGAAAAGGTAAAAAAGGTTGGGGTAATGGTAAATATCAGATGAGTGATTACCCATTTAATTTTTATGATTATAATTTTTAATAATAATAGGAGTTGGCAGTAATCTCAGCGTAACAAAACTGCCATTTTTTTTTAACTTTATAAACTATGATCTCAATAATGAAATGAAATTAATACTAGATATAGAGGCTTTTACTAGCTTATATAACACTAAATCTATTAGTGATATTACACCACCAATATTAAAATATAAATCATTTTCTATAGTAAAGTGTAAAATAAAAACTAATAAAAAAGGTGTAACAAAACTAAAAAAATGCACCATACAAGTTAATGGATTAGATAGTTATGATTGCATAAAAACACTTACTAACCTTTATGATTACTAATGATTCTAGCAATACTAAGCAATACTAAGTAATACTAAAACTTGTTAAGCAAAAGATAGCAAACTCTAGCAATTCAGCCTGTAATAGTAAATGTAAATGTAAATGTAAGTGTAAGTGTAGTATTATAGTCCTAATATTTCTTTTTTCTCCTCTTCATTTAACTCTACTCCACTTTCTATGATCTTCTTTAATGCAGCTGCTCTAGTATCTAGTGCTTTAGCGTTTTCATTTTCATCATCTTGTAGTACAGGTAAATGACTAAAATCAGCCTCTAGATAATAACCTTCATCACTTAAGCCTATTTGCTCTATGATATTATTATACATCATTTGAGTTTCAGGAATTATAGTATCAGTATAAGCCATTCTAATACCATCTCTTACATTACTAAAGGTTGCTCCTCTCTCTTGAGAAAATACATAAATATTTAAACCATAAGCATCTACTATGGCTAATTTATCAGCGTTTAACTCTTCAAATAACATTAGATCTTTAGTGGGAAAACTCATAGGTTGCCATTGTACATCTGCCTCAGTTATAATTAATTCATCTTTAGATCTACTATACCAGTCTCTTTGGATCTCTTTTCTCTCTTCTGGTGTCATTGGTATTGATCCACCTATATCATTATTCTTAGCTGATAATATACCTATAGATCCTATATTTTCTAATAGTACATTTCTTTTGTGGTAAGATGCTCTAATATTAGATAAAGGAAATCTTAAACAATCTATTCTACTCACAGGATTGATAAGATTAGTACCATCACTAGTCATTAAATACAAGATCTCATCTATATCAAAAGTTTCTATTTTACCATCATCATATCTAAATTCAAAGTTTTTTATAAGTTGCTCAGCATCCATTTGTTTTAGTTTCTTACCTGTGGTATTAATTGTGATTCTATCACTAGGTAGAGGTACTAAAAGATTCACAATATCAAAAGATCTTTTAGGAGCATAAGCAAAAGAATTAGAGTATAGTGCATCATTTATACTCATACTAAATACAAAATCCTTCCAATTTTGTCTAGGATTTGGTTTGTTAATTAAATCTAAAAACCAATGATTCTCTACTTTCTCACCATTTTTATCATATAAACACGGAATATTACTAGCCATCATAGAGGCACGTTTATTGACTACTGCTCTAAGTTCAGGTATCTCTATATAATGTTTAAAACTCTCTTCAGTATCTATCCATATAGCTGTCTTTTGTCCAAAGATTCTATTATATGGAGTATGAAAATTATCAATGTATCTAGGTAGTTTTATATTTGGAGATCCAAAAAAAGCGTTCCAAAAATTTAAAGGATTTTGATTAGTCATTATTTTTTATATGAATTTTAAACAAATTTACTTAATTTTGTTTTAATTATTCTAATTTATGCAAAAATCAATAAATAAATATACACTAAAATCTAGTGGTCTAAATATAAAAGATCTTGATGATGATAAAAAAATAGTATCAATGTATCTTAACTCTTTTGATAATATTGATAGTGATAAAGATGTTATTAGAAAAGGTGCTTTTAAAAAATCAATTAAAGAGAGAGGGCCTGATAGTGCAAGTAATAGAAAGATAGCTTTTCTTAGATATCATAATTGGGAAATGCCTATAGGTAAATTCTTAGAACTAAGTGAAGATAATAATGGTCTTTATGCAGTTGCTCAATTAGGTAACTCTACACTAGGTAAAGATGCTTATGAAGATTATAAAGATGGAATAATTAGAGAGCATTCTATAGGTTTTCAATATGTTAAAGATAAAATAGATTATATTGAAGATGAAGATGATGAAACTAAATCTTTTTACGAAATTAAAGAGGTTATTTTATGGGAAGGTAGTGCTGTTACTTTTGGATCAAATGAGTACACTAATGTATTAGATGTATCTAAAGGATTACTACAAGAAGATAAAATAGAACAAGAGGCTAAAAAAATTAGTGATGAGTTAGATCTTTGTATTAAATCTCTAGCTAATGGCAAAGGAACAGATGATAGATTATATCAATTAGAAATGAAAGTTAAACTTTTAAACTCACAATTATTTACTTTAGCTACTTCTAATCCGTTTACTAAACAATTAGAGATAGAAAAGCCAAAAATTTATGATGGGTTTGATTGGCAAAAAGTTAATGATCTACTTTTAGAAAGTAAAGAAACTTATAGTGGTTATCCTCAAAAAGCTATATCTAATGCTAAAAAAGGTATAAAATTAAATGAAGAGGTAAATAACAAGTGTGCTACAGACGTGGGAAAACAAAGGGCCAGAGATATAGTTGCAAAAAGAGGTTTTAGCTTAGATACTCTTAAAAGAGTTTATAGCTATTTATCTAGAGCAAAAGAGTATTATAATCCTAATGATGAAAAAGCGTGTGGTACTATTTCTTATTTACTTTGGGGTGGTGAGGCTATGAGAGTTTGGTCTGAAAAAAAGTTAGATCAATTAGAAAATTAATGTTTAATTATTAAAATTTAAAAACGTGGAAAACACAAATTTAACTCCTGAGCAAGTGGTAGAAAAAATCACTAACTCTATTGAGGAGAAAACTCAAGGATTTGTATCTAAAAAAGATATAAACTCTTTTAAAGAAGATCTTAATGCTGTTAAAGAATTAGCTGAGAAAGATCACACTAGTGAATTAAAAACTAGTATTGCAAAGTTAGAAGGTCAAATAGAATCATTAAAAGAATCTTCTATTACTTCTAGTACTCCTAAATCTTTAGGTGGTGCTATTTGCGAATCTTATAGAAAAAACTTTGATAAGATTCAAGATGTAGTAGGTAAAGGTGGTGGATTAGTAGATCTACAAGTTAAAGCAGCTGGTACAATGACTATTACAGGTAACTATAGTGGTGGTACAGTTGGATTATCTAACTTAGAGACTGGTCTATCTAGAGTTGTAAGACGGAGACCATTTTTAAGAGAGATTATTAATGTAGCTGGTACTACTTCTAAGTATGTAGTATGGATTGAACAAGCTAATCCAGACCCAGGTGCTGCTGGTATGACTGCTGAAGGTGCTTTAAAAACTCAAAATGATTTTGATCTAGTTGAGAAATCATCTGAAGTTAAAAAGATCTCTGCTTGGATCAAAGTATCTAAAGAAATGATCGCTGATATTCCATTTATGGAAGGAGAAATCAATAACGAACTAATGGAATTGGTAGAGTTAAAACTAGATGAGCAAATTCTTTCTGGTAGTGGTGTAGGTGCTAACTTAACAGGTTTACAAGCTAATTCAACTGCTTGGACTGGTGGTACTTTTGCTAATACTATAGTAGGTGCTAATAATAGTGATGTTATTAGAGTAGGTATGGCCCAAATGGCAAATGCTAACTTTAATCCTTCTCATATTCTTATGAATCCTGCTGATGTAGCTGCTATGGAACTTACTAAAACTACTACAGGAGAATACACTTATCCAATGTTTGTACCTCAAGCTGATGGTATTACTAGAGTTAAAGGTGTTCCAGTTATTGAGAATAGTGGAGTAACTGCTAATCAATTTTATATTCTAGATGCATCTAAATCTAATTTAAGAGTTAGAGAAGATATGAATATTCAAGTAGGTTTTGTAAATGATGATTTTACTAAAAACTTAGTAACTATTCTTTGTGAATGTCGTGCTACTCATTTTGTTAAAACAAATGATTATGGTGCTGTAATTTCTGGAGAGTTTGATGTAGCAAAAGCTGAACTAGAGGCTTAATAAATAGATTTTTAATTTAAAAATATATCAAATGTCTAAAGAGAAAGTAACTAAAAAAAAGCAAGAGCCTAAGAAATTAGATCCTAAAAAAATGTATGTTTGTGTAGGAACTGGAAATAGTCCACACATTAAAAAAGATAAAGAGGTGAAAATTATTGGAGCAACTGCTACTATATTATTAAAAAAAGGTGCTATAAAAATTAAATAATGAGTATAATACAAACATCTAACTTTACTGGGAAATATGCTTTACCTCAAGGTATGTATGTATCTAATAATATTAGTAATTATATAACTATATATGAAGGTAAATATCTTAGAGAGTTGCTTGGTGTAGATTTGTATAACTTGTTTGAGGCTGATCTAATCTTAGGAGTAACTCAGCCAACAGAACCAAGATTTTTAGTTATATGGGATCAATTAAACTTTGATTACTCTAATATGGTGTATAGAAGTGAAGGATTCCATCAAATGCTAAAAGGATTTATTTATTTTGAATACTTAAAAGATAGTATAAATGAGATAACTCCTATAGGTAACGTAAAGCCTATAGGAGAAAACTCTCAAACAGTTAACACACTTGGATCTACAATGTATGGACGTTATAATGATGCTATAAAAAGCTATAATACTATACAAAAGTACATACAGGTTAATCCTTTAGATTATGATTATAGTGATTTTAATGGTGTGCATAAAAGTTATAATTATTGGTTATAATGTTTGAAAACGAATTAACACAAGTTTTTAATGAGATAGTAGATGGTATTGATTCTACTATAGTAGGTACTTATGATGTAGCTACTAATAAAACTTATTTTTGTGATACAAAATGGTTAAGAGTTGGTAAAGATGTTACAATGATCTCTAATGGTAATGAGTATCGTATTATAGAAATAGAGTATGATAATTGGGTAGAATGGCAGCAAATAAGTGGTACAAGTATTGTACCTTTGTCTGGTGAGATTTCTATCCCTACACCCATTAAATTATCAGGTACCAAAATAGCAGCAAATAACGAATGGAGAGTAAGTAATCTTAATGTAGGTGCTAAAACTCCTTTAGTTTGGTTGTTAAAAATACTCTCTAAAAATGAATATGGTAGAGAAGATACTAGGTTATTTTCTAGTGATCTCAAAGTATTTTTTTTAGATGAAACAGATGTAACAAGTTTTGGTAGTGCTGAACACACTAAACAAGTAGTCTATCCTATGGAGAGATTATGCGAATATTTTTTAAAATCTATTAAATCTAATAGAAAATATAAAACTATAGATGAGTATCAAAAATTTTATTTTGATAGATTTGGTGTAGAAAGTGAGAATGGTGTAGTACAAAATATAATAGATGCTAATCTTTCGGGAGTTCAATTACAGTTATCCCTTACTAAGTATAAACCTAACTGTAAATGTTAATTTGAAGTTAAATTTTTTAAAAAAATAAAAAAATGATCGGATGTGATTGTAATGCTGGTTTGAGTAATACGGGTAGACCTAATTGTGTACCTATTCAATCAGTAGTATCAAGTTTAATAGTAGTGCCTTTATATGCTAATGATGGTACTCAAAATGGTATAACTCTAAATAGTTTACCTACTTGGAATGATTTAGTAAATGAGGCAGATGCTTCTAAAAGATGGTTTCCATTACCAGCTTTTGAAAATGTAGAACTACCTAAAGCGGATTCTCAATTTGAAGAGGCAAATAGTGGTAGAATGGCTTACTTAAGACAAGGAAAGAGAAGTTTTTCTGGTGAATTATGGGCTGAAGATTCTACTCCTACTTTCTTAGGAAAGTTAGCAGCTTCAAGGTGTGTAGATTTTGGAATCTTTATTGTAGATGTTAATGGTGCTTTAATTGGTAGTAAAAGTAGTGATGATCTTTATTTATATCCTATTCCTGTAGATAATGCTAGTTGGGATCCTAAATTTATGTTTGCAACTGATTCTACAGTTCAAAAAATAATGCTAGGTTTTGATTTTGATAGATTATTCCAAGAGCAAACTATGTATATGATTAATGCTGATGAGGCTATTGATTTCACTACATTGAAAGGTTTAGTAGATGTAACTATCTTTGGTCAAACTGCTGCCTCTACAAGTGCTATAGATCTAAAAACTAAGTTTGATTATGGTACCGCTGTAAATCCTTTAGTGTTCTCTGGTGCTACTTCTACTAGTGATTGGGATCTTTACAATGTTTCAGCTGGTGCTGCTGTTCCTGTTTTAACAGTTACAGAAAGTGTTTCTGTTCCTGGACAATATGCTTTAACTTTTGCAGCTCAAACTGCTGCTGATGTTATTAAAATAAGTGTAGCTAGAGATGGCTTTATAGGTGATGCTGAAGTAACTCTACCATAATGAAGATTGATGTAGTTGTAAGAGGTATTACTTTTAATAGAGCATTTTTAAAAGCTAATTCACTAAGCGAATGTAAAGAGGTGTTAAAATCTATAGATACAGATATAGTTAAAGAGGCTTATTATTTGGTTAATCCAAAAAAAAGAAAACTCTCTAAAAAATAAAAACTCTTACATATATAATTATAAAAAGGATCTTCTTAATGTTGATCCTTTTTTTATATACGTTTATTAATTAACTTTGTGATATGATTGATCTAATGGATACTAAAATAGGTGAAGTATTAAATAAAACATTAATTTTAAGTGATGCTGATGCGTGGATAAGATCTATTGATCTAAATTTAAAGAAAAATATAGTAATAGATTGGATTCAAAGAGATCAATTATTTAATAAAGGAGTAAACTCATTGAACGCTGTTATAGGTTATTACTCACCATTAACTGAGATCTTAAGTGGTGGTAGAAAAAAAGCAGGAGAGAAATATAATCTTTTTGATACTGGTGCTTTTTATAGATCAATGTTTATAAGTGTACTAGCTAATGAGATATTAATAAGTGCTGATGATACTAAAATGCTAGATCAAAAGTGGTACACTAAACATATATTAGGATTGAATGATGAGAATTTACAAAAACTTATTTACAAAGTTAAACAAAACTACATTAAATACGTCAGAAAAGTATTGGGAATCAATAGATGAGATGCCTCTATTTAATTGGATTAAATGTAATAAAGGTGATGTAATTTACATAAGAAAAAAAGTTAATAAGAAAGATAAAAAAGATGAAGGAGATGAGATAATGTTTAAAAAATTATATGATAATTATATAGATGAGTTTGGATTAGGTAAACTTTATTTAAGATTATTAAAAGTAATGAAACAAAAAGCATTATTGGAGTTAGATTTTGTTATAAGTGGAGATAGATTTAAATTAACTGAGATAGCATTAGAAGAGCAAAGAGTAAAAGATATGATAGAGAATAATAAGCAAGGTATGAGTACTGAGCAAAGTTTAATCTATTTAAGTAAGTGGTTAGGTTATCACTTAGATAGTAAAAAAATTAGTGTTAGAGAATATTTTAATATATTAACAGAATATGGCAAACAAAATAAAACGGAGTGAAATAGCTGAAGAGGATTTATTTAAATCTATTAGAGATAGTGCAAAAAAGACTATACAGACTTTAGATAATATGAATAAATCACTTAAAAAAACAGCATCTACCATAAAATCAGATTTAAAGGGTACTACTTTTGGCAATAGTGAACAAATTAACAAAGTTAATAGTGCCTTAAAAGAAGCCAATAAAATAAAAAATGAAAGTGTAAAAATTTCAAAAGCTAAACAACAAGCAGAGCAAAATTTAGCAAAAAGTGAGAGTGAATTATTGAGAATAGAAAGAGAGAGAATTAAAAATGAAAGAGAGCAATTAAAAACCTCTATAATGCTCAAAAAAGAGAAAGAGAGAGAGTTAAAAGTAAAAGAAAGATTAGTAAAAGCTAACAAAAGAGAGAATAGTGAGTATGGTAAACTAGTTAAAAATACTAGAATACTAAAAAATCAATCTAAAGAATTAGCTGCTCAATTATTAAAACTAGAGCAAAATGGTAAAAAAAATAGTGCTGAATGGATAAAGCTATCTAGATCTTATAAAGAGGCTACTAATGCTGCTAGACAAGGTGATCAAGCATTAAAAAAGATTGATAGTACTGTAGGTGATAACTTTAGAAATGTAGGTAATTATAGTGGTGCATTGAATACTCTTAAGAGTGGTTTTATGCAATTAATAGGAGTTGCTGGTGGTATACAAGTTTTAAGAAATGCTTTTGGAACTGTAATGGATTTAGATCAATCTATAGCAGACTTAACAGCTGTTAGTGGTAAATCTAAAGAGGATTTAGTAGATCTAACTAATCAAGCTAAAGAGTTAGGCGGTACATCTAAATTTACAGCATCAGAAATAACTAATATGCAAATAGAACTAGCAAAATTAGGTTTTTCTAGTGATCAAATTTTACAATCTACTAAAGGCGTTTCAACATTTGCTGCGGCTACAGGTGCTGAAATACCAGAAGCTGCTGCCTTAGCTGGTAGTGCTTTAAGAGGTTTTGGTATGGAGGCTATAGAGATGGAGAGAGTAGTAAGTGTTCTAGGTGTAGCTACTACAAAAAGTGGTTTAGATTTTAGTAAACTTCAAACATCATTAAGTAAAGTTGCTCCTGTGGCTGCATCAGTAGGATTTAGTATAGAAGATACTACTGCTCTACTTGGTCAATTAGCTAATTCTGGTTTTGATGCATCTATGATGGGTACATCTTTGAAAAATATACTATTAAAATTAGCAGACTCTAATGGAGATTTAGCTAAAAAAATAGGTAAACCTGTATCAAGTGCAGAAGATTTAGTAGATGCTTTAAATGATCTTAACAATGAAGGAGTAAACTTAGCAGAAGTTCTAGAGTTAACTGATCAAAGAAGTGTTACAGCTTTTCAAACTTTCTTAAAAGGTAAAGATAAACTTATTACATTGAGAGATAGTATTACAGATGTTAATGATGAACTTCAAGATATGGCTGATAAAAAGCTAGATTCTGTAAGAGGTCAATTAACATTATTAGGGTCTGCTTGGGATAATTATATACAAGGCTTAAATGAGTCTATTTTTGCATCTGAGGGAGTGAAAGAGTTTTTAACTTGGCTAACAGATAATCTACCTAGTATATTAAACTTTGTATTTAAATTAGGTAGAGCATTTGTGGGATATAAAATAGCTGTAGCTGCTGCTACATTAATTACAAAAGCATATAATTTAGGATTAAAAGGAAGTATAACTAGCTTAGTGGGTATGGCTAGAGGCACTAATGCTGCTGCTGGTGCTACTACTAGATTAGGTCGTGCTATGAAGGCTGTTCCGTGGATGTTAATCATAGGTTTTGCTTTTGAATTGGCTCAAAGATTATTTGATGCTGGAGATGCTGCAGATAGATTAGCAGAAAAACAAAGAAAACTAAAAGAACAGCAAAGAGAATTTAATGCTCAACAGCAATTAAAAAACCAAAATTTAAAAAATAAATTACAAAAAGAAGAGATAGAGATAGAGAAACAATTAGCAAGTGGTACTATTACTACTGAACAAGCATTAAAAAAGAAAGATGCAGCTGTTAAAGAACTAATTAAAAGTCTTAAGAAAGAAATGTCTTCTGAAAAAGATTTAAAAAAGTTACAAGATCAAAAAAATGCTGAGTTAAGTAAGATTAATTATGTCAGACGACCAGATCCGAATCAAGGTGGGGTAGATAAATTTTTCTTTGGTACAGATTATATAACTGAAGATGCCAATGATAGAGCAGCACAAAGAAATGCAGATAATATAAATCAAGTAATAGTAAAATCTAAAGAAGTTAATAAAGTTAATGCAGAAACTATAAAGCAATTAGAGAGTATTACGGATCAATATGATATTCAATTAAGAGGTATTGAAAGACGTAAAAATGAAGAGAAAAAAACTGGTAGAAATACAAAACATACTTTTAGATCTACTAAAAAAGTAACTACTGAATTAAGAACACAAGTTAATTTATATAGAGATATTAATAAGATTATCAGAGAACAAGCTAATATATTAAATACTATTGCTCAAGTTGAACAAGATCAAAAAGTGAGTTTAATAGATGAAAATATAGAAAATGAGTTTAATATACAAATGGATAACGCCAAAGAGTTAGGACAATTCAAACTAGATAATTTAAGAAAACTAGTAGAAGAGAGAAGAAAGTTAGAGATAGAAGGAGTTGAGAGAGATAGCAGAAAAGAACGTATAAGAATAAAAACAGATTTCAATCAAAAATATCAAGATCTTAGAGATAATTTAAAAAGAGAGAGAGATGAGTTATTAAAACAAGAAGGAGTAGGTAAAAAAGAGAGAATAAAAATAAATGATGATTACAGAACTAAGATGAAACTTTTAGGCGAAAAAATGAAAGTAGATAAAGAAATGACTGATGATAAATTAGTTTTATTAGAAAAGCAAAAAGTTCAAAAAATAAATGAGATTAATAAAACAGCAAATGGTGAACTTAAAAATATGGATGAAGAGTTAACTGATTCTAAAAAAGAACACGATAAACAAGAAGAGGATGATGAGAAACAAAAACAAGATGATAAATTAAAAAAAGAGAAAGAAGCTGCTGATCACAGAAAACAAATAGCTAGTATGTTAACTGATTTTCTTATAAAGCAAAGTAATGAAAGAATAGCTTTAATAGATAAAGAAATAGCTGCAGCTAATAAACAAGCTGATCATCTTAGAACATTGGCTCAAAATGGTAACATAGAGGCTAAAGAAAGTTTAGCAGAACAAAATAGACTAATTGCTGAGGCAAATATAAGAAAAGAGCAAGAGTTAAAAAGACAGCAAAGAATAAAACTAGCTGAGAGTGTTTACTCTACATACAATCAAAAAGTTGGTGAAGGTGTTAAGAATCCATTAGCTGATACTATTAGAGATACTACTATGTTACAAGCCTTTATAAATAGTTTACCTACTTTTGCTGATGGTATTGAAGATACAGGTAATAATGGTAGAGGTTTAGATGGTAAAGGTGGTTTCTTATCTATATTACACCCTAATGAGAGAGTAGTACCTAAAGAAGAGAATAAGTTAATAGGTGATCTATCTAATAAAGATTTAGCTAGAGTAGTAAATGAATATAACACAGGTAAATTAATTGGTGAAGGTGCTACACAATTAGGAGTAGGATTTCAATCACAATTAATAGTTAAACATCTTATAAAAGTACAAAATGCTATAGAAAATAGACCTGAAACAAATATAGAACTAGAAAAAATAGTAGATGGTGCTTTAACTATAGCAAAACAAACTAAAAAAGGTAATAGTATTACTTATAATAGATATAAAATAAGATGAAACACTTACTAAATGGAGTAGAAATTGCACCTAGAAATATAAATGATATAGGAGTAGTATCTAATTTTGGTGATTTACCTAATGAATTAGAGTTAAATGTAGATAAATTAGTACTACCAAGAGAGGCTTATAACATTATAGAAAATCACGTTAATACTCTAGGAGTTTTTGAAGGTATTCCTTATGAGATTATTATGAATAGTGGTATAAATTTACAATATTATGTAGATTTAACAGAAGAAACTTTATATAGACAGCACGAAATTGAAGTAAAAATTAAGAGAAGAAATGCAAAGGATAGTTTTTTTGATAGAGCTGATGGATCTAGTTTTGAGTGGCTTAATAAAAGTGGTGCTAACTTTAATCTAAGATCTATTCCTTATGTAATTATACAAGATAATCAAGAAGAGTTATTTTTTAATCTAGCTATATCTACTTTTATACTTACTAAGGAGTTAATATATGCAGCTGATCAAGTAGTACAAGCTATAACCGAGATAATAAGTGCTACTGTGCCTGATGTTGGTATAACAGGCCCAACTGTACAAACTGGTGATATAATTAATATGTCTTTAAAGATAGCAGCTAGAATAATTTATTTTATTGCTGTAGTTATAGCAGTTATTAAACTAGGACAAGATTTATTAGGTTTATTATTTCCTAAAGTAAGATACTTAAAAGGATGCACTGTGAAAGAACTAATAGAAAAAAGTTGTAGTTTTCTTGGTTATAATGTTCAATCTCAATTATTAAATGATATTGAGAATTATACTATTTTGCCTGTGCCATTAATGGCTAATAAAAATCAAAAATGGTATGAGAGTTTAGTAGATGATCTTAATAGTGATTTTAATAAAGGATATCCAACTGCTCAAGATACTGTAGCTACTTTAGGATCACTTATAAGATCTATAGAAATTATGTTTAATGCAAAAACTAGAGTTTATGATGGTGTAGTTTATATAGAGAGACGTGATTTTTGGCAAAATTTATCACAAAATATTATAAATCCAGCTCTTAATATTCAAAGTGATAGAGATGAGGTTTATAAATATAATACAGAAGATATTTGGAAGAGGTACTACATACACTATCAAGTAGATTTTAGTGATACTCATACTACTGATGATTTTGATAGTACAGATGCTGAGTTTAGTTGTGAGCCAGTAAATGTAGTAAATCAAGATTTAGTAAGTATAAAAGGATTAAATGATGTTAATATTAATTTCGCATTAGGTAAAAGAAAAGATAAACTAAATTTTTTAGAACAAGCTGGGGCAGATGTTCTATCCAATATAGATTTAGTAGTTAGTGTTTTTGGTGGTAACTCTAGTGTATCTTCTTTAATTACTAATAGAATAGGTGTGCTACAAATATCTCAGCAATTTTTTAGTGTTACTAAGATGCTTTATACTTTTGATGATGGTAAACAACCACAAAACTATAAAGATTACATTAGAGCCTCTTATTTGTGGGACAAATATCACTATATAAATCAAATATTTTTAAATAATTATAGAATAAAAGAAAATGCTAGAGTAAGATTAACTGATCAAGATTTTGTAAATTTACTAACTAATAATTATGCTCAAGTTGGTAATCAAATAGTAGAGATACTAAAAATAGAATATATTGATAGTAAAAGCTATTCATTAATATCTTATAGATATTTTGATAATTATGCTCAAGGTAAGGTAAATACATTAATAATTAATAGTTAAAAATGGATAATAATTTTAAAGATTTAGTAGGATCAATACAAAAAAACATAGATCTAATATTAAAAAAAAATAATGAATTAATGAGTAAGTTACCTATAGAAGATCAATCTAAAGTAACTCATATATCTAAAGATATAAATACAGCTATACAAGCTGCTAGAGATGGAGATGTAGAAAAAATAACTAAATTAAGTTCAAAGTATGCCAGTTACAATAATATCAAGTAGTTATCAAGATAATTTTGGTAGTCCTGCTATTACTCAATATAGAAGTAATGTAGGTGATTTAACTACACTAACTCAAGTAATACATAGTAATATTAGAAAATCTAGTACTAGTTCTCCTTTATTATTAGATGTTTCAAATAATCAAATTTATAGTACTAGTGGTAGTTGGCTAGAAGAGGGTTTTATAGTTGGTGATACTATAGATGTTACTATATATGATGCTAGTGGTAGTGTAGTTAATTCTTACTCTACTAGTGTGCTTTATGTAGATCAAAGTATATTAGAACTAGCTACAGTTACTCACTTCTATGATAGTTCTAGTGGTGAAACTATGTTAATAGAAGTTAGTGGTAGAAATAGAGGAGATCTTATAGTATCTTTTAATCAAGTTCAAAACTCTAATAATGGAACTACTTACTCTTTAATAGATGGTGAGGCTACTAGAATTACATTTCCTAATTTACATTCTTTATTAGTAGGAAGTTTACAAAACGGTAATCTAGTAGGTAATCAAAGTGGTCAATTTTTAAATAGAGTAACTATTGAAAGAGATAGTGATGTAGGTAATACTAGAGTATATACTTTGGTGTTTAACTTTTTAAATAGTGGTATATATGATCAAACGTGGTTTAGTTCATCAGATTGCTTAAAAAACTATATTAATTATGAGTGGGACACTAGTGATAGTAATCCTCAATATACTACTAATGTAGTTTGTAATGAGAAAGGTAACACAGGTTTTTTAAATGAGGCTTATAATGTAGGAGTAGTAGATACTGTTTTAGTTTCTACAAATTTTACTCAATTAGATTACTCTACTACTACTAGTAATTTACAGGTAGTAATTGATGGTGTTACTAGTGATATTTCTATGGGTGCTTGTTATACTAGTGTAGATGATACTTATTATAAGAATAAAGTAGAGTCTGCTAGTGTTATGAGTATGATCACTTATACTCAATTAGCTAGTGGTACTTTATCTAGTATGGCTAATACTAGTGGTGCTAGTTATAATATAATAGTTAATAGTGTTAATACTGTAGGATCACAAACCACTATAAATTTTGATTTTCAACCTAATGCAGCATTTTCTACTTTTATGGATAATAGATCTTTAGGTGATAGAAAATTTTATATTTGGGTAAAGGGTGGATCTAGAAATATAATAGTATTAGCTGAGCAATTATATAAGGCTGAAATTACTGGACAAGTAATACCATTAGCTTTAGATGAGTTTAAAGATCATAATGATAATGTAGTTATAGGTGATGCTGATACTCCTGCTAGATTTGATACAGAAGATGATGTAAGTTATACAGCTAGATTTTTACTTACTAAAAAACAATTATACTCTACTTTTAAAGTAAGAGTAATGGCTTATAATAATGTTACTAGTGAAGAGTTTAATCTTCAAGAGAGTTTATTTAGTTTTGCCTCTATACCTTATGATAGTGTTAATGGTATTTATTCTATAGATGAATCTCAAACAATAGTAACTACTCTACCTACTACAAGTAATAAAAGAGTAGCTACTTTTAAAAGAATACAAGGTATGGACACTGTTTTGAGTTATGGTGTAGAGATTTATTATCCTTTTTTATGTAGATGGGAATATTGGTTAAACTTATTGATCTCTACTTTTACTAGTTCTTTCTATCCTAATCAGAATAAAAATTGGCAACAATACTCAGCTGCCACTAATTGGGCTGTAAAAATTAGATTAGAGTTAGTGGATTATCCTTTTGGTACTATGGACTTTTATGATAGACCATTTACTATAACAGACTATGATTATGATGCTAATGTAGATAGTGGTATAGCTTTATATAGAGATTCTACTAGTAGCTATGTTAGTATTATACCTCAAGGTGAGATAATGACTATTTATAGTGTGCATAAGAATTTGAGTGGTAATTGGGCTGATGTTTGGGGTGCTATAACTGTTGAGCCTTTTGAATCTGCACCTAGATCAATCTCTTCTAGTGTAATAGATTATGATAATAATTTAAGTAATCCTTTAACACCTGTTTCAGGCACAAAAATAGCTATAGATTTATCTCAACCTGATTGGGCTGTATTAAGTTGTAAATTTGATACTAATAAACTAGATGTAAGTAATGGAGTTAAAATAACTTCTAAAATTAAAGGTGATACAGTTGCGGCTTGGTCTAATGCTTATTCTGTTTCTTTTGATGGAATTAGTCAGTATGTAGAGAGTGCATCTACTTTTCACGTTTTGAATAGTGGTATGACAGCTACTTGGAGCATTTGGATTAAAGCTACAGATCAACTATCTCATAGATTTATTTATATGAATCCAAGTAATGTAGGGTTACAAGATAGTCAATTTATGTTATGGCTAAGACCTGCTGGATCTTATGCTTATAGTCTTGATTTTAGTATGGATAATGCCTCTTATTTTTGTAGAGCAAATGCTGGAGTAATTACTAATGGTCAATGGCATAATGTAGTAGTAGTAGTAGATTTAAATCAAACTTGGAAAGCTAAAATTTATGTAGATGGTGTAGATGAAACGTGGGGACAAAATATGGGTACATCACCAACAAGTATACCTTTAGGAAGTGGTAAGTTAGCATTAGGTAAAAATCAACAAGGCTATTTAAATACTTGGGAAGGTAATTTAGATGAATTTGCAATTTTTAACACAGCATTCTCTTCTAGTGATGTAAGTAATATTCTTTGGAATAGTGGCAATCCTCAAGATCTATCTAGTAGTTCTCCAGTTCTCTATTGGCGTTGTGGAGATAATGATGGTGGTAGTGGTACTACTATAACTGATCAAGGTAGTGGTAGTGGTGGTATGGGTAATAATGGTACACTAATTAATAGTGGATCTTTTCAAACTGATGTACCTTAAAAATTAAAAAAAAATGTTAAGAGAATTTAAAGAAGATACTTATATAATAATTCACAAAAGTGATTTAAGTAGTGTAGATTTTGATCAAATAAAACAAAATAGTGTATATACTTGTAGATACTCTTTAGATGATACTAAAGTTATTTTATCATATCAAGATACTCCTAACTTTATTTCAATAGGTAG